TCCGAATATGTATCATTCGAACCTGTCGAAACATTACTATATGATGTATTTGAACCAGTGTCAACATCACCATATGCGAAGATATCTACAGCTCCTACGCTGGATGTTATTGAGAAACTGTCTAATCCAACAATGATATCAGTTAATGATACGGATCCAACATTAGCATTAAACGATTGACCTGTTAATCCTAGACCCTCTTCCACTGTCAGAGAGCCAACACTAGATGTCATGCTAAGACCTGATGGTTGAGCCAAGGCTCCACCTAATCCTATGATAGTTCCTTGAGAGAATGTGGCCTCTAGTCCAGATGGCTGAACCACATCATTTGGTATTGTGACACTACCAATACTAGCACTGAATGATACCCCTGTTAATTGTGCTTCCTGCGAGGATATACCTTGTGCGGTTCCCTGTTCTGATGTAATTGATAGACCAGAGAGAATCGCTGTCTCGTTCGGTGCTTTTGCTGTTCCTTGACTTAGAGTTGCCTCTTGACCTGTTAGACCAATAGTCATGTCATTAACGGATACAGAACCAACAGCGGATGTTGTTGACAGACCTGTTAATCCAACTTGCATATCAACTACAGAAACAGAACCAAGTGATAATGTAGATGATAAACTTGTATCTATCGTGACAGGAACAAAGGTCTCTCCCTGTGAGGATGTGATTTCAAAACTTGATGGAGTTATAACTTGATCTGGAACATCAACCGAACCAAGATTCGATGTTATTGATAGACCGGTTGGAAATATTGTTGCGTCTTTGAGTTCGCCCCACTCACCATCATTCCAGGCTTGTGCCCCCCAACCTGTTTTTAAGGTTGTGTCTGCGTTCCAATATGCCTGTCCCCAGGTGAATCGCCCCCATCCTGAAGTCGTCGACATGGTCGACCTCCTATGCTAATCTGATTATTGCTGAAGAGGAATCGTTTGTAGGAAACTCTATTTTAAATGTTCCGTTACTGGCTGTCTTATCACCACCAAATGCAATAACACAAACGGCATCAGTTGTTCCTGACCCACCATCTGTTGTTGTGTTATATATTAATGCACCGTTTGCAGTAAAAGAAGCAGATGAAAAAGTTACATCACTAAAATCTGTAAATGCAGTTGTGCTAGTTAATCCAACTCCTGTGTTAGTCAGAGTTGCGCCACCTGCAGAGTATGCAGATCCTGATGTATTTGAAATCTCATTTGATGTTGAATAGTCAGTCGTAGCTGCACCTAAAGATGCAGAACTTGTGAATAAAGCTATTTTGAAAGTATGTCCACCAGAAGATTCAAAACTGTGTTTACCTTGTAAAAGTTCCTGTTTGAAACTTGAACATATTGCTGATGATATTGCCATAATTTATTCTCCTACGGGTTTGCT